TACCTTAATAGTAGAAAGTTTATCTCGTCTTTCTCGTGGTGGAGTTATTAGAACATTAGAATTAATAACTGATTTAGTACAAAAAAGAAAAATTAACGTAATTATTTTTAAAGAAGGATTCGAGTTAAGGGCTGGGGAACAACCAAACTCTACCACAAGTTTATTACTAGGTATTTTCTCGGTACTAGGACAATTTGAACGAGACATTATAAGTGAAAGAACTAAAGAAGGATTAAGAGCGGTACGTGAAAGTGGGAAGAAACTAGGTAGAGCATATTCCGATAGGTCTACTCGTGAAAACTTTATTAAGGTATTACAATATATGGTAGATACTAATACAGGTATGAGAGCGGCTTGTTCGATATTAAATGTTCCATTAGTATCGTTCGAGAGAAAAATAAAATTATGTTATGCTAGATATGGAACTAAAGATTATAAAGAGATTCTAGCAAAGTTACAGGAGGATTTAGATTGGGATTTGTATTAATAGTAATACTTGCTTTATGGTGTGCTTTGTGTGAGTTTGCTAAAAAAAAATAGAGGATTTATTTAATCCTCTTTTTCTTCATATTCCGCATTAATAATATTATCTTTTGATAGGTCGGCAAGTCGCTTATTAATATCTTCTAAGTTGGCTATCTTTTTATGCTCTACCACAATCGGTTGAACTTGCTCTACTTTGCCCATTGATTTTTGTAAATAGATACTAGATATTTCCTTTGTTTCACCTGTTAGGGAGGAGGTGGCTAGGACTCCTAATAAATATGAGTGTATATAACTCATAATATCTTTCCTATCCGCATCCACTAGATAATTGTTATAAGTATCCCTACTTATCCCCATAAAGTTAGCAAAACTTTCTACTGTGGGGGGAAAGGGCTTAATTTCATTTATCTTATTAATCATATCTAGGTATAAGTCGAATCCAATGCTTAATTCTTGGGGGGTGTACCCTACACTCCTACCCAAAGCATTTTCAAGTAAACTTCCCTTCGCAATATATGACATGATTTGTATATTACTAATATCTTTTTCTTTTAATAAACTAAGAATTAACTCCGTAGTTTTTTCCATTTTTTCTTTTAAGTTGGGGAGTAGCATCCCCTTTGATTCCTCTTTGATTTCTTGAATCATTTTTTGCTTAGCCATTTCTTTTTTATCACTGTTTTCTAGGGTGGCTGCTACCCTCTTATTTATACTTTCTTGAGAAAACTTTTTCACGCACACTCACCTCTTTGTTGTTCTTCCATTTAAACGGGGACTACCCGTCTGAAAATCCGAATACTCCCATAAATCTTTTTCTAATTGGCTATAATAGTTATCTTTGTTGTTATTTTTTGCTTTATAAAGCCACAAAATATAATCATCAAAATAAATGAAAGTAGTCCCATACTTTCTATTAATAAACGTAATAAACTTTGTATCTATTTTGCTTATATAACTCATTATACCTTCCTTTTCATTATATAGGAGCATCATAGAGGGAAAGGGGGTGTGCTACCCTCTATGACACCATAAATATACCCTATAATCTACTCTCATTTCACTATCATTCCAATAAATCTTTGATTTTTGAATAATATCTCCATATAGCCGATAAACTATTTGGCTTAATATCTCTATAATAATTCTCTTTTGCAACGTCTTCTACTGCTTTAGTGGGGGGGAGACCTCCCAGTATCTTCGCAAATAGACGACAGCATATATCATTTGATGATATATTACTTAGGACACTACGGTACTTTGACAGTAGTGTTTTTTTATTGCTTACCTCTATTTCTAGGAGTTGTTGCATCTTAATATCGTCCGTTCTTTTCATTAACCCCTCTAATGCAATAATTTCCATTTCAAAATTATCCATATATTTTATACAATCCTCCATTTTGCTCCTTAAATTATTAATTACGTTTTATTACATACCATTTTCCGTCTTTTCGTATCTTCTTAAAGTATTTGATATTGTAATAAATGTATTGTGGGGGCTTGTCAAAGAAATCGGCACATTCAAATGAAGTGGGGAACACTTTTAACAAGTTCCCGTTTGTGTCATACATAAATACTTTCTTGGTATTAACTAAACTTTTCATTTTATTTCTCCTTTTACTAATTTATCATACAAACTACCCTCTCGAGGATAATTATAGTGATATGCTACTACTCTTGTAAACTTTTCGGTTGGTTTTTTCTTTAGTAACTCTTCACTTAAATACCAATCTTCCCCTGCTTGTATTTCAGGACACCTTATGTCTCCTAAAAAATCTCTTCTAATCAACCTAGCACAGCCAGAACAAAAACCTCTTCTACTACTTTCGTCTATAGCAAATACTAAGCCATCATTAACTTGCATATCAATATAAACTATATCTTTTCCGTCAAGTTGATTAATTACTTTGTTGTATTTGTTAGTGTATAAATAATCATCGCTATCTAATTGTGTAACATACATACCTTTAGCATTATCGAATCCCGTATTTTTAGCAGCACCCAAACCCATATTCCAACCATGTCTTATTACTCTAACATTTTGAAATAAATGACTAAATATCCACTTATTAATTACGTTTGGTGTCTCATCAGTTGAGCCATCATCAACAATTAATATTTCAATATCACTCCTTTGGGGTATGCTATCTAGTGCTTTATCTACTTCAGGATAATTGTATACAGGAACTATTATAGTTAATAGAATATTATCCATTAATCATCCTTCCCCACTTTTAAACAACAAGCAAGAAAAAAACCTATACTTGCACCAATTATAAAACTTAATACTATTATTCCTATCATTTATCTTTACCTCTTAATTCTTCCTTAAATACTTGTTTATAAAAGCATTTATCTTCTGTCATTAAATTTTTATAAAAATTATATGCCATTTTATAATCACTAAATACTTCAAATTTTGTTTTAAAACTTCCATAATACTTTGGAAATATTGTAAATGCTACTATATATGACCTATTTTTCATCATTACCTCTTAATATATTTAATAAATCATTACTTGCTGTTTCATCACTAACATTTTGTATTTCTAGTTCTTCTTCCATATTATAATCGTATGTTGTTTCATATAATGGTGTATTTTCTATATATTCTATTGCTTTATCTATTTTCTTGTTTGCTTTTTCTATTTTCTTGTTTGCTTTTTCTAATTTTTCTTCACTTTTTTTGTATTGTTTAGCACATATTGATAAATCATTTTTTAATATTTCATTTATATTATTTTGCTTTAATGTTTCATTTTGCTTTTTTAATCTAATTACTTCATTGTATAGTTCTAACCCTTCTTTTGCTGTTTCACTTCCATAATAATCAATACTATTTAATTCTTCTGTTAGACTATCTTTTATTTCTTGTAATCTTTCTTCACTCATTATCTTCGAACCTCTTTCGAACCATTTCTACCTTATCTAAGGTATCAACGTCCATAGTTCCGTCATCAACACATACATAAGTTTCATCCAAAACCTGTTGAACATTAATGTCTAAGCCGTTTAAATAACGATACAGTTCCCATACAATAGGCATACGTTTAGTTAATCCATCGTCTTGCATTTTCTTTACCGCCTCTATACCTTCCATAAAAGCCTTATAATCGACCACTTTATAAGCAAATGGTTCTCCCCAATTCTCGTGATTCTCGTTTTTAGCATCACTTGTACCAAATAAGGTGTTTTTAGTACATTCTAAGTCCACTATCGTGCGAATTGCCTCTTCAGTATAATATACGTCTCCAAACATGAAACACACTTTCTCGGTAGGCTTAAATAGTGGAAAAAAGGCATCCAACCAATATCCATATTGAATACCGTCCTCCACTTTGTATGAATTGTAATGTTTTAGCCTAGGGGCATCGCTATAATCAAACCTTTTATCGTTGCTAGTAATGTATATGTCTTTTATTCCGTTTTCCCTTAACAAACGAATTGTTCTATCTACTAAACACTCACCATTAATTACAGTTAATTGTTTTGGTGTTTCAAAGTCTTGATATTGACCACCTGCCATAATAACGTAAATAATAATTATCACTCCTTTACATAATACTTCCAATGATAACCACTAGCAGTTTTTCTAATTCCTCTACAAACCAAATAAACACTATTAGGAATAAAATTATCTTTTTTTAATTCTTTGTGTCCATAATATACTTTATTGGTTTCAATACATACTATTGGTTTTATCATATTCTTATAATGTTCTTTTTGTTTATCAGTTAAGCCATGTTCTAAATATCTTTTTCTTTTTGTTGCGTTGGCTTTCTCAATAGTTTTTCTACTAATTTTCTTACCTTTTTCACTGTTGCTTATTTTTATTTTTTGCTCCTCTGTTATTATTGGTGCAAAGCCACCTTCGCTAATATTAAAGCCATATTCTTTTAAATTAGAACTAAATATTTTTATTAGTTCTTTTTCTTTTTCTTGTGCTTCCTCTCTAGTAAGATTTTTAAACAAAACGATATGTTCAAAAGATTTCCAACCATATTTTTTAATCGCATTATAGAAATAACTTGAACGAATATAACCTAAACCATTTTGCCATCTTTTAGTAAGTTCTTGCTTTGTTATACCTATATATACTCTATTATCTCTTTTCAAACGATGAAGATATATGGTATATTCCCTCATTTAATCACCTATCCAATATGTATATGTTGCTATTACCTCTTTTGGAACTACTCCTTTTAGAATATATTCTCCACTTTTAAACTTTTTTTTCCATATTTCTAATTCTCGTTCAGTTTCAGCAATTCTAGGAACTACTATTCCACCATAATCATCAGGACTTATATCAATAAATAACAAATCTAAAGCATCAATTAAATCTTCTATATTAGAACTTTGTCTAACTTTATCTAATTCAATTTGTGGTGTAACAAATATTCTGTTTGTTAAAGGCATATCTTTTCTTTCATTACCTTCATTATCAGTAAACCAACATATATTATTATCAAAAACATATAGGTCATCACCCAATGTGTTTTGCTCAATTTTAACAAACTTGGCAAAACCATATTTGTTTCTTATATAATCTCCAACTTTCATATTTCCTCTATTACTGTTTTCTTCTTTTTAGGTTTCTTTTTAGTTATGTTATTTATACAATTCTCTTCTACTTCAGCAAGATATTTGTTGGCTTTCCATTTAGGTAAACTACAAGTGTGTTGAAACCAAGCCCATAAAAATGCTTTAACAGGGTCATAATCATCGTCAGGACTCTTTTTTATTTTGGTTATTTTACCATCTTCCCACACCAATACACAAACCTTATCATTGATTATATATTTTTTTGGTAAATCAAATGTTATTAATTCTGGGTCTACGTCAAATGGGGATTTCCACTCTTTCCAAACCGCTGGAATTGGATATGTTGTTGGTAAATATGTTATTCCCTTTATAGTTATATTACCGTCACTATCTCCCTCAATACTTTCTATTTTTTGATACATATCTTTTCCATAACTTAGTCCACCAGTAGTTGTAGTTAAATATAATTTACCTTCACAATTTCTATTTGGAAACATTTTAATCACTCTCCTTTAATTTTGATTTAATTTCTTTAATCTATAACTCCACCAAATATTTTAATTAGTTCTTTTTCTTCTTCAGTTAAACGATTTTTTAAGATTTTCTTTAATAAATCATTATTGGTATTTTCAATATTATTTTCATGTTTAGTAAACATTGTTTCAGGTTCTTTTTTCTCCGTAAAATATTCAATGCTACCTCTTATAACCTTATCACTTGGTATAGTAATTACATTTATATCGTCTTCTTTTGGTTCTATAGGAATTGTAAACTCTTCAGTATTTTTAATAACTGTTGGCTTTGTCTCTTTAATATTAGCATTTACAAAGTTATATAATTTTTGTAATGTTCTCTTAGTATAATGTCTCTTATTTATTAAATGACTTACAGTTGTTACTCCTACACCTAATTTCTTACATAAATCTTCATTTCGAAGTCCGTTTTCTTTCATGTATTGTTTAAGGTTGAAATCAGCAAACCATTTAAAATATTTGTTTTTATAATTACCATTTTTAATTGGCCTTCTTTCAGTTGGAAATATCTTTGTTTCTATAGGTGTTTCTCTTTTATATTTTTCTACATTTCCATTAACTAAAATATCATATAATTGTTCAATAAATTGTGCTTGCTTTTCATAATTAATTTCGTGATTATCATAATTAGTTTTACCAGTTAAGCAATTATAAAACCACTTAGATGCTCTTTCTCCTTCAAGTATAATGTCATAATTTCTTTCAAACTCTACCCTTGTTTTTAATTTTAGTGTATTTAATAATAGTTCAGGGGTATATACATTTTCATACCAATCTCTTGGATTTTCTCGACTTTGATATTTAATCTCAGCCGCTTTTATCTTTGCATTTTCAATATTTCTTTCTACCTCTTGATGCTTACTAAACATATTTTTTCTTAATAAATCTCCTAACCCCATTTCATACTCACCCTCTTTTCCATAAATGAAGTTTTTAACTACCTCGTAAGGTATATCAATTAATTCCGCATACTGTTTAGGATTTAATCCTAATTGTTGCATTTGTTTTACATAAATATTACTCATTTTCGCTCCTTTTCCCTTTATTGTGAATTATGTTTTTTAATCCACGCTGCAAAGTGTCTATAACAATCTTTGCAAAAATCATACTTTCTAACTGTTTGATGCCCACCAACATAGGAGATACCATAAAGTTGTTTAGCCAATCTTATGGTATCTTTGTTTTCTAGTTGCTTATGGCATATTACACATTTGTATTCGACTTTCTTGATTTTTTCTTTACCCCCTTGCTTTGTAATTCTTTCTTTGCATCACTTAATTGTTGATTCTTTGAATCTAACCTATCTAACAATATTTTAATTAAATTATCCTTTTCTTTTCCAATAACTGTACGTTCGTCAAGTACTTTCTTTAGACGTTCAATTTCGTTATCTTTAGCCACACATTCTTGCTCTTTAATTGCATCGTAATTCTTGTTGGTTTTATAATTTCTCATGTATTTATACCACTCAACGAATCCGCCCCACATTTTTCTAAACTCCTCTTTCATAACTATTCCTCTCTTAATTTGAAGACACTTACTGTCTTTCCACTAAACTCACATTTAGTTTTTCCAACAACCTCTACTTCACCAGAGATACATAGTTCAGTCAAACGAGGACTTGAGTAGTTTCTCTCGGAAGTAGGAATATAACCTTTTTTAAACATGATGACAGCAATTTGTTTGGCGGTTAATTCTCCCCACTCAGATAATATCTCTTTAATTTGAGCATATCTTTTTTGCTTATCAACTTGGTCATAACTCTCTTTTCTAGTTTCAAAAGTAGTTATTTCACCATAATTTCTTTCCTTCATAATTCACTCCTTATCTCGTTTCTTTAAACTCAAAACCCTCATACTTGTAAAGCAATAGTTTCTTTTTTATTTGATATTCTTTAGTCTTAAAGCCTTTAACGTCTTCCACTATTACTTTGTCCCCTATTTTGTATCTAAAATCCGCTACATACGTAATAGGGCGATATTTCTTTCCGTCTCTTGTAAATCCTTCTTGTAATATAAATGCAGGTTGCAATTCTAAGTTGGATATTTTTTCTTGTTTTAGCATCTCTTTAAGTTTTAGATAACGATTACCTTCCATTTTACTTGGAAAGTCATGACCGTCTATTAAAACGTGCTTACTTTTGTACTTCACTAGACCTCTTTTCTCCCTTTTTTAACCTAGTGCTTTTCCTTTCTTTTTTATTTGTTTCCGCTAATAATTTTGCATAATATATTTGGTCTTCATTTAACACTTTGTGATAAACTTTTTTGTTTTCTACTATCATGTAATTAATTAAAATTAACATTGGTAGTAAAACCATTAATGCTCCCCAACAAAAATAAGATAATGTTGTTGAGTGTTTAAATAGATTTAAAACACACAAACCCAAGATAATTAAATTAGCAATAATTGTATATCTAGTTAATATTGTTAGAGCATTATATTCTCTATGTTCCTTTACAAACTTATCTAATTGTTCATCAGTGTTGTCATTACTATTCATTATAGGTCTATAAGAACCACTTCTCATTAACACCCAACCATCATGAGTTGGAAATAGTAAATAATTACTACCTAACTTATAATTAATTTTTAAACTTTTCTTTATGTCCATAATTCCTCCTAAAATGGTAAATCATCATCAACTGACATTTGTCTTCCAAAATCAGCGAATGGGTCATTACTTAGTTTTTGTTTAGGTTTTTCCTCAACCTTTGGTTTTTCCTCTTTTTCTTCTTTGGTAGAATTACTTCTATCAAACTCTACTGTTTCTACAATAACGTCAGTAGTATAAACCTTCTTTCCGTCTCTATCATCATAACTACCTGTTTGAATATGCCCAATAACAATAATTCCACTACCTTTGTGAAAGTATTTGCCTAACATTTCGGCGATTTTGTTATAAGCAAGACAGTTAATAAAATCAGAATCATACTCCCCGTCAGCATTTTTGAAATCTCTACGAACGGCTATTCCAAAACGAGCCATCCAATTTCCGTTGCTAGATTGTTTTGTTTCTACGTCTCGAGTTAAATTACCTCTTAAAAACACTTTGTTCATTTTCTTCTCTCTTCCTTTCAATCAAAGTTTTCTTCATTAAATCTCTAAATCTCCATAATTCCGTTGGATAAACTTTATGACCGCATCTATTACATATTGCTGGGAAATTATGGTGAAAATGCAAAACCTCCCCACATTTACACTCTACAATCGAATAAGTAGTAGGTAGTCTAAAGTCATCCAATTTCATATACCTAACCTTATCCTTTCAATGTAGTCATCATCAATTTCATTATCTTTGTTTTCTAATAAATTGATTTTTTCTTTTAAACATTCTACTTCGCTATCTAAATCTTCTATAGTTGCTAATAAATCATTTATTGAAATGCGGTCTTTAGAAAAATGTTCTCCCAACCATTTGTTTATATCTTCTTTCATTATGAACACATTATCAAAGTTGTCATAAAATATTTGCATAACTAGAACACCTCTTTCTCTAAATAATCTAATTCACTAGGTCTAATCTTATATTTCATACAATGGAGCATATATTTGACTCTTTTCTTAATTTCGTTAATAGCCTCATCGTCTCTTTTAATTCGGATTTGTTTATTATGTAAATCAGTAATTGTTACCATAATTGGATTTTCTTGTTCCTCATCGGTTAGTGTGTTTATATTAAATACACCTTCATCCGCATCCATTACATATATTTGAGTTTGTAATTGATAGTAATATGATTTAGGAATGATTAATTTAATTCCTTCATACTCCGCATTACCACTTCTCTTAGCAATCCATGATAACCAAGTCTTCTCGTTTATAACTTTATTTTCAACAGGAATACCAAAGTCAGGCTCATAAGCATCCGTGCTTGCTACCAAACCAATTATTTCTTTAGAAGGAATACGAGCATTATAAACAAGTTTTAAATTATTTGTTCTTTCGTAATATTTCAAACACTCCTCTTCTAAAATGTTTCCCGCCATAATTGCATCATTGTCTATCTCTTGATAATCTTGTAAGCCAATCTTTAATTCCCACAAATCCTGTGCATCTTGGCTATCAAAATTAAATAACTTATATACTTCAGATGCTCCTATTTGCTTTCTTCTTTCTTCTCTTTCTTCAATACTAAGCATCTTTCTTTTTCTTCTCGCTTTCTTTTTCGATTAATTCCATTTGCTCTAGTAATGTTTTACATTTCTCATTATCACTATAATTTTTTACGAAGTCGTCTTTATTAGTCCCTAGTATTTCATAAATCTTTTCTTGTGTTTGATATTTTTTAAGCATCTTATCAAATATCTTTTTAACTTTAGTTTGAGTAGCACTTAATTTCTTTTGCTCCTCTTCTTTTTCCATAGCACTTCTAATAGCATCAGGGTCATCCTTTGTAGTAGCACTATTGAAATATTTAAGTAGAAAATATCTATTTGTATATGTAAGTCCACTTCCCATAGCCTGACTACCGTCCGCTTGTTGTCCTACCATATACCAGTAATTTACTTCTTTCTCGTTACTATCTAAATCTTCCCAAGTAAATGTCATTTCACTATGTACTACTATGTCAGTCTTGTTTTGACCTTTAGCGTTTTCATAAGTGACAGGAAACACATTGGTTGTTTGAGGTACAAAATTAGGTATCAATCTAACTCTTAACTCGTCCATTTTAGTATTTACTTTAAGTAGAATACTTTCCTCATCAACAAAGGTATATCCATGACCTTCACTATTCTTTTGTAAAATACTTACTTCTTTTTTTATTTCATTTAATTTTTCTTTTAAGTTCAACTTTACTTCTTCCTTATCTTCCATTATTTATCCTCTCTTATCGTTACTTTTCGTTCACCAATATAAACTTTCTCTTGTAAAATATCTTGTATTAATTTCATTGAAGTCATTCCCATTTCATCAACATAACAACCTTTAACTCCGTCAGGTGTTACTCTTTCTTCATCCCATTTCATGTGGAGTAAAACTTCATCACCCAAATCCATTACTAAAGGTTTTCTTTGTTTAATAACCTCTAATAAGTTCTTGTAATTCTCGTTCATCCTCATCAGTTCTTTCCCTTTCCTTAAAATCTTTATCCCACCAATCAGGTAGTTTAGAATTATCTTGTTTACTTTCGTGTTGCTCCCAAGTTCTAACACAAGCCTTCCAATCTTTCATTTTGTTTTTACCTATCATCCAGTTCTTACTTTCGTAAAAATCATAAAACTTATTAGGATTTATACCATTGTTTCTCTCTAAACAATAATCACTAATTTCTTGGAGAGTTGGCTTACTAAAAACTTTCTTTGGTATATCTTTAGATATACTTTCTTTATTTATTAATTTATTATTATTTATTATATTGTTGTTAGTCGTTTGTTGGTCGTTTGTTAATCGTTTGTTAACTTGTGTGTTATCTAACTGGTATTTGTTGTAATTATTTATTGTTATTATTGAGAATTGTCTATTAGTTTCGTGTGTTATATTGTTTGTTGATTTTAGGTGTTCTAACGAAGTTCGTAGAGATTGCACCGAAATACCTATCTCTTTAGCGAGATTTTTATAACTCGTAGCAAAACTACCACGAGGTATCTTTTTACCTTCAAACCACCCATCTTCCCAATTAGCACTTAACAAACAATGTATAAATACTAAACGGTCATTAACATTGCTATACCATTCCCATTTTAGAAACTTTCTATGTAGGAATATAAAGCCTTTATCCATATCTCTCCTTTCCTTATTGACTTCCTAGAGATTCTATGTTAAGATTTTATTGTGTGACCAGTTAATACTGCTCACGCAATGTCTTTATAGAACTCAGGTCGCCTAGAGTTCTTTTTTTATTTGAATAATTCATAATAATCTTTTTCGTAATGATTGCAGATTATTTCAATTTCACCTATCGTCCAATCATATTTACCAGATAATTTGAAATTAATTGTGGTTCTACATAATCCAAGTAATTCACCTAAATCATCTTGTGTTTCACCATGTCTTCTCATTTCTGCTAATAAGTTTGGATATTTAAGTTCTCTTAATTGTTTTGCCACGTTTACTCCTTTCTATAAATTAAACAAAAAAACTGAATCGGATTTCGACTCAGTTTTTAATTTAGGTCTAAATTATATTATGTTAAGTGTTAATAATATTCATACTATATATTATGGGAACTACCTAATTTAAAAATATAAGCCGAGGAATCCTCGTCTAATCTACGAAATAAACATATCACGTTTTAAATCGTTAGTCAATATATTTTAAACATTTTTGTAAAAAAGTTTTTTATTTTACATTTAAAGTGTCTATCAAACTATAGTTCAACTCATAATATGCTTGTTTTAGTGCCATATTCTCATCACAATTAATGTTTCAAATAAGATAGTATATTTAGTCAAAAGATATAAAACGTGCTTTAAAATTGATTTAAAGCACCATTTTTTTATAACCAACTATTAACGGTTCGAATTATATACTTAATAATCCTTTGTTTATATGTGTTATTGTCTTTTTTTAAAACTCGAAAATAATCTTCTTCGTGATAATAATTTCCGTTGTACTCATAATGAATATCTAAAACTTTCCAACCCATAGAAGTTTCTTTACCAATATATAAGTCATATTTACTAATTCTAGGCCTCAAAAGTATTTCACCATTTTCTTTTTGGTACGTTATAATACACCCCACTCTACTCTAACCTCCCCTCTTCGAAATGAAAAATTATACTATTTTCCAGTTTAATTGTCAAGAAAAAGAGTGATTACTCACTCTTAAACATTTCACCTATAGCATTATGCTCCTCCATAAATAAATCTAATAATGTGTCGCTCACCATCATGTATTTAGCAACTAATTTCTCATCATCACATTCGTTAGCCATTACTTTCCATTTGTAAGCATCCACCATTAAATCTACGGTTTGCATAGCATATTTTTTAAAATCACACACTTTATCTTCGTATCCCATAATTCTCCTTTCTATTTAGTTTTTGTTGTTTGTACTCCAGATTCAGTTCCTCTTGGATTTAGATTACAACAATTCATGATTATAAATTGGCCTTCAGTATAATTACTGTTTTCGTTACCGTAACCTATTGGGTAGTTAACTCGTCTGTTTAACATATTGGCTAACACTTCATTTCCATACTTACATAAGACAGGAACATTGTTAGTTCCTACTTGAATAAATACAGGATAATTAGCAGTAGCCTCAGGAATATTACAAGCAAGTATTAATCTATAATTACCTGTATTAGTTAGATTTTTAATTTCTTGATTAGGTATTAATACTACATTGTTAGTTCCTGTAGTTAAATTAGAGCATATTATCGTATTACACATATTTCCTCCTTTCTAAAAAAGACTAGACTTATTACGTCTAGTCATAAGTCAACCTTTATATTAATAAAGGGAATTGCATCCGCAACCATAATAACATGGTGGTTTTGGAGCAGTTGTGGCTAAGTTGCCTAATATATTTTGGGTGATTTCAGCCGTTTGTTTTAAATTGCTATTCTCCCCACGTAAAATAGTGATTGTGTCAGATAGCGAATCTATTTTATTTTGCATTATCATATCCCTAGTAGCCTGATTTTCTTGTACTACCAAGTTACCGATAGATGCGATGCTATTAGATAATTGTTGTGAGGCATCTTTCATTAATAAAGCATTATCATACTTTCCAATTAATACTGCATCATTAACTGCTGCAACTTGCCCAGATATTCCTCTTATAGCATTGTCAGTGGTTTGGTTGTAAAGTCCCATTTGAAGTTCTGCATTCGTTAAAGTAGAAACTGCACCATTTCCCCCAAATCCAAACCCATTACCGTATCCAAATATCCCAGCGATAATAAGTAAACCAATTAGACCGCTCCAATCTAAACCAATTCCGTTTGTACTATTCATTAATCCTCCTTTCTATATTAAATTAATTAATATCTTATCTAAATACGTTTTTAACAGAGTTTATTTGGTCGTCAGACACTTTATAATCTTTCTTTAATTGTTCTAACGCTTGTTCTCTATTAGGATTATTTAAAAACGCTTGAGCCATTTGTTTTTGCTGCGGAGTCATCATATTCATTATCATTTGTTGTGGATTTCCACTTTTTAATATTTGCTGTAAAAAACTTATATTCATTGTTTACCTCTCTCTCTTAATTTATCTTCTAATTCTTTTACCCTTCTCTTTAAATCCTCGTTTTCTAGTTGTTCTTTAGTTTTAGGTATTGTTATTTTATATTCTTTAATATCCCCATTTATTTCTTTTATAGTTAAAGTTGCGTTGTCAATACAGATAAACGCCGTTCTTCTCTGTACCATGATTTCGGTAGGCTTTTCATCCTTTCCTATCATTCTAGCCTCAAAATCTATTTGAGTACCCCCAACATTAAATACATTCATTGATTGGGGCTGCATATTGTTATTTAACATTTCGTCTATTTGATTTCTATATCTTAATAAGTTTTCTCTCATATATTGATTATTCATCGTCATCGTCTCCTATATAAATATTTATTATAAGGGGTTTGTTTTTTTGCCATTCTTCGCAATTTTTACACTCATCATCCATTATCATTAAAAGTTCTTCCATTAAGTCAGTCATATTATCTCCTTTCACTTAAATTGTCGCATAAAAAAAGAACATTATTTTGTAATGTTCTTATAATGTTTTTATAAAACTTTTGTAATTTTTTTCTTTAATTCGGCTATCATTTTGTCTAGCGTATAATCCGTAACATAAAGTTCCATAGCCATCTTGGTTCTGGAATAGCCTTTAATTTCCATTTCTAATAATTTTTTATAATCATCATTAAGCATAGCCTCTTCACAAATATAATTATATTCGGTTTTAATAAAATTAAAACTTTTCATAGGCTTTCACCTACGCTATTATAAAATGATGAACGCAAACCAACGCTAATATTACAACCATTAATGCTAATACAACAAGCATAATTTTAATAGTTTTTTTTGTTTGTTTTAACTATATCCTTTAAAGTATCTATTTCACTTTTATAATCTTTAAGAATATCTAATACAAAAGTGTTTTGATTCATTTTATCAAAATTATTTTTTATGTTTTTAGCATTAGTTTTAGTAGCCTTTTTATTTTGTAATGCTATTTCGTGTATGGCTTTTATTTCTTCACGTATTTCTTTAATTTCTTCTTCCATTTATTTCTCCTTAAACAAATAGAGGCAGATTTCTCCACCTCTAATGCGATTTTACCTTTCGCCAATAATATGCTTATACATTTCTAACGGTAAATCCCATACGGTCTAGGTGTATAAGTAACCATTTTTACATATTATCAACGCATAATTAATGTTAGTATTGAGTTATCTGGTAGTGCATCTCCCAACCAGACTTGATGGTGTCATAATGACCCAAAGATACACAACTCGTCTAACAAATTAATTATATCATATTTGAGGTTTATCATGCAATATGTCTGTTCTAATAATTTCCCATTTTTTCATTTTTTGCATTATTGCTTCTATATAATCGTTGCCACCTAATGCTTTATAAGACTTGTCTTGATTTAATATGTTCTTGTATAAATAATCAGGTATTTTTTTTATAGGGTCATATAAGAAGAATGTATTTGATATATTACTTTGTAAAATAGTCATTATTGCTATTTTAATACTGTTATTCTTTTTTCTATAACTTGTAAGTTTTGCTATTAAAAATCCAAATACAGCAGGTATTATATAACCAATCGCCGTTTTAATTATCGTCTCAACCATATTTTACTCCTTCTTCCCCTACTCTGTTAATGCTTTGTATGTGTTTTCACCCACTATAGCATCTGGATTTAAGTGCATTTTTTTCTGGAAACTAATGACACATTTTTTCGTAATTGGTCCAAAATGCGAATCTGCCTCCAAATTATATCCTAATTCTTTTAATCTACATTGTAACCACTTAACCATTATCGGAGCATTGCATCCATAAGTTAGTTGATGCTCTCTACATGCTTTTCTAGTTAGTGGTCCAAACGAGTTGTCTACGGCTAAGCCACAATTCCATTGTTTGTTCATAGTATCTTGTAGTATAGCAACTTGCCCCATTGGTACAGGAGCATTAGTATAATCTATATATATTAGTTTACCGTGATATGTCCACTTTAAACATTTAACTCCCTTGTAAGAACGATTACCTTTGCTATCTATATCGCTTATTACGGCTTTCTTAACTCCCCACGCACTACAACTTGTCATTTCAAAAACTTTACCATTACCCAAGTAAATACCTGTATGATTGTACTTAGTGCCTTTCATACATAAATATTCACCTGCAGTTAGGTTTGCAAAGTTCGTACTTACATTAGTACAATAACTTAATGCACCATTACAACTAAAATCCGCCACTCCATTTGATTTATATATTGTTCCTCCACGATATTTGTTTTTATCGCCACTGAATTGCCAAAGCAAACTTTTTACGGAAAGCACACAGTCGTTTCTCCATTGTCCTTTGTCATTTAACTGACTCCAATACTTACCACTATAGTAAACATTTGGTAATGTAGTAAACCACTTTAGTTTTTCTACAAACTCTTCACTTGTAAACACTTTACTCATTTATCTCACCTCCTTTTTAATAACCTATTGTCCAACCTGCATTTATAAAATCTTGATAATTTGATAAGCCTTGTATCATTGTAGAAGGATAATCATTACTTGCTAACCCAATATAAGACAATGTTTTTGTTCCTGTATATGACGTTGCATTTATACACATTTTTAATATGTTATTTATACTATTCTCACTTAAAATATGACAACCACCAAACATTGAACTAAAGTTCGTAACTTTACTTGTATTTAATATTGGAATATCAACCAACGCTCTACAACTATTAAACATACTTTGCATTGTTGTAACATTTTCAGTATTAAACTGCGGAATAGATTTTAGTGACAAACAAGAAACAAACATATTTTTCATATCAGTTACATTTTTAGTATCTAATAAAGGTATATTTTTAAGATTAAAGCAACTAGAAAACATACTATTCATAGTCGTTACATTACTGGTATTTAACAAAGGTATACTTATTAAGTTATAGCAACTATCAAACAATGATGACATAATAGTAGCCGAACTTGTATCAAATTGTGGTATAGTCGTCAAATTATAACAAGACCTAAAAGTTCCATTCCAACTAACTTTATCGCTAAAATCAATATAAGGTAATGCAATTAAAGTATTACGATAATGAAAATTAGATAATGTTGTATCTTTTGGCATATATCTTGTACTATTACTTACTACGCCAGTTAATTCGTCTGGTCGTAATTTATAATAATTATCTAGTTCTTCATTCCAATTTATACCATTTTGTTGGAAATAGTTTATATCGTTGCTAGTCCAACCTATTGCAGTTAGTCCTTCTACGTCTGCGTGTCCTGTATATAAACTTGTTAAATTTACGTTGGCTAATTCGTAATCTTTAATATTATATTCACCATTTTGAAATATATTAATTGTTCCTGTTGGTAATGGTATTGATACATTCGCATTTTTATATTTTGCTACGTCATAAGTGCCATTTTCAGTTATTTGTTTTGTTCCAGTCGGTATAACACCAATTTCTTCGTTTTGAATAACAATTTCTTTTTCAAAGTCCTCTTTTATTACTTGTATCTCTTGTTCCATATTACACCTCGTTAGATACAAATGTTATTTCTTTATTTATTTCGAAACACCCTAATGATATTGTTTTTGTGTATGAAATACTATCTATTGTATCTTTTACTTCAATATCATATTCGTATTTTCCATAAGATAACTCATTTGTATCTTCGGGGTTAATATAAAATATATATTTACCTGTTTCACTATCAAACTCCATATCTTCTAGTGTTTTTTGTATTAATGGTTGTTTTGCGTAACCATTAGTTTTTACACTAAAATATATCGCTTGTGGTTGTGATAAAATTACATTACCATTTTTGTCTTTGCGAACAAAAGAGAACTTAGCAGTATCACCTCGTGTAATTTTAATATTCATATATACCTCCTATTTAAAAATTATCTTTATCTGCAGGATTATTTATACCAGCAAACACTTGAAATGCTATTGTAATAATATCTTGTATTGTACTTATTGTTTCAGTAGGCATTTCATAAACACCAATTAGTTTTAGTATCTCTGCAATTAAAACTACTAATTGACACCAAACTACTGGACTTTTAAATCTTTCTAATACTGTTTTCATATTATCACTCTCCTTTTTTATTTCCATTTTCCTATTGCTCTTACCCACAATATATATCCGACACTACTAGCAGAAGTAAAACGCAATAAACTTATTTTCCCTGCATAAGAAGCAGTACTATCACTAACTGTTCCTAACCAAAAATTATAACCACCTGTTCCACGTCTTACCGTAACTTGTATATTTGGTTCTGCTGTAAATGTTTGTGGAAAATTACCTAAATCAACTGTATTAGCATTACCAGTAGTATATCCATTACCCCAACTTGTTGTAATATTAACTGTTCCTGTTACTGTTTTATAACATTCCATTGTTCCATCAGCATATTTAATCCAATAACCATTTGTATTTGAACCTGTTGTATATCCAACTTTTGTCCAACCACTCCAACTTCCACCATAATTATTTCTGTATTCTAGTTCACTTCCTGCTGACGTTAAAACACTTCTCATTTGAAGTCCATAACTAGTTCCATCTCCACTACCATTACGGTGTCTTACATTTATAAGATTATACCAAGTACCACCAACATTTGTACTACCCATAAATGACTGTTTTGTATAAGTATCTGTTTCAAAGTTTGCTTGTCCTTCTATTGTTCCACCCTTTACAATATTATTAGTACCTGCATTACCATTTACAGTTAAACCAGTTAATGTTGCACTTCCGTTAATAACAGCATTTCCACTTTCAGGCCAGAATGACAACATTCTTGTTCCATCATATTTATCAATACCAAAGTTATCTCCACCATCACTTCTTTTATGCCTCATATTACCTGCACCATCATAGGTGAATCCAAATGCAGCATAATCTTCTCTACCAGCATTACTTGTATATAATTTACCATTTATGTTAAATTGGTCATCATCCCACCAATATACTGGTGTTCCTTTTGAAACTCTTATACCTGTTATTGATTTTGTTCCTACTTTATCAGTTGCTTTAATTTCAAAATCATATTGTTTGGTATAATCCATATTACTTAATTGTTTATAAGCAGTATATGTATTTCCACTTTTACTTACTGTCATATCAGACAACCAATTATGCCCTGTCCAACTATCCGTACTTTCTTTATATCTATATTCAACTGTTAATGTATTACTTTGACTGCCAAAACTATCATCAAAATAATTACCACTTGCATTTATATTTATCTTGTTATCTGTTGGTTGATTTCTTTTTATTGTTGCATTTATTGATAATGGTACATAATTCACTATTGTCATTGTTTTTGTTGTAGTTGTTTGATAGCCTCTGGTATCGGTTGCAACTATTGTAAATACGTTTGTACTTGCACCATTAATTGTTATTGAACCTGTTTTAGGATTAGTACCACTTAATGTTAATGCTGTTCCGTTAACAGTTATAGAACTTATTGATGCACCATTTTGCCCACTTGCATTTACTGATACTTGTACGTTAGAGGCATATTTAACCACTTTACTACTTGTACTTGTTCCTTCTGTTAAATTAGCAGTTATGGGATTTATATCAATAGCACTTGAACTGTTTATTATTGGGTTTCCTGTTGCAGTAAATGTAGCCGTAGTAGTTTTTTCCCCTACTAAAGTATCACCACTAAATGTTTCTGCTTTAAACTCACAACTTATAGTTTTACTGTTTGGTATTAAAGAGTAAAAACTTGTAGGAACAGTCCAACCATAAACTTGGTTAGGAGTTTTAGTAACTATTGTAGTCCAGTTGTTTTGACCACTTGCTTTATATGATAAAGTAGTAGTAAAACTTGCACTTGCTTTATTAATTACTATATTTGTACTACTACCTATATTTGCATCATTAACAGTTATTGTACTTGCTCTAGGAATAGTAGGTAATGTAACTTGTACTGTTGCACTACCTGATTTAGGTCTGTTTGTACCACTAACATTTGTAGTAAATGAACCACTTTTTTCTACCGAATAAGTACCGTCTGCATTATGACTTACGTCAAATGTTCTAGTACCAAATATTTGCCATACATTTGTACTTCTAAAGTCAAATGTTTTTGAGCCTAAAGTTGTTCCGTCTATTGTAGTCGTTTGATTATAACCATAAGTTATATATTGACTATTTACTGAACGTACTTCTAATTGTAATGTTATGTTTGACTTGTTTAACTCAATATCTTGTGAATTAACTTGATAGCCTAATCTTACTTGGTAAACAGGGGTTGTGTTGTAATAAATTATGTTACCACTATCATTTTTACCATAAGTTATTGTTCCATACGTAAATGCCATTTATCTATCACCTACCCTATATAGAAACAGCCTGTTCCTGTTTCATAATCTTCAAAACGACTGTGAGAGCCAACTACTAAATAGTGGTCTACCATAATGTTATCTGTAGCAACTATTGTTTGACCTTGATAAGCAGAATACTGCGTATTATTATTATCAACATATCCAGCAAACAAAATCGAATTGTTGTTATTATCTTTTACGTTAACTCCTACTTCATTAATAGTTGTTTTAGTATTAGCACCACTCTTTTCGTAAGTCATTCCATTTTCATCAAATGTAGCACTATTTGTTTTAACAATTTCACTTACTATTTGATTGTTGTTTTCATCGTAATAAGTTCCTTTTAATATTGATTGAATCTCTGTTTTTAAATAGGTATCTGTTTCTAACGTAGATAGCCTAGTTTCTAATTGAGAATAATTTCCAGAAGGTTCATAATCGTTAAACTTTCCCATTAACTCAATATAATCGTTATTTTCTTTAGTTTCTATATCACTTACTCGTGATACCGTAGAAGATATAGTTCCTTCTTGCTTATTAACAATTATTTCGGTTTGTCTTAATTTTTCCCCTAAACTTACGTTTTGTTTTGTTTTAACTTCTTGTTCAGTTAATACAGGACATTTAATTATACTTTTAAATGCTCCGTCATAAGTAAAATTATGTTGTAATACATAACTATCTATATAATTTTCTTCGTCTAAATATATACGTATTTTATCGCCTATTTTTAAGAAAGGCTTTCCAGTATATGTTGTTAAAGTACATTCAGTATAAGTTAATCCATTTACTTTATTCCATATTGCTGTTAGAGCCTCTTGCCTTTTGGTTTCATTATATAAGAAATAATCTTCACTAATAACTAATTGATGCTCCCCATTTTGTGCAATACTTTCGGCATCTTCTTGTGATACGTTTTCGCTATCAACAGCACCACTTTTTAATATTAATGAATTGATTGGCCCATATACCGTTTTTCCGCCCTCTAAAGAAGAGAAGTCACTTGTTGCAAACGTATAGTCTAAACTACTACTTAACCACTTTAAATCTATCTCATTTGTGCTATAGTCTATATCTACAAATGCACAAGCCACTTTAGCAATAGCATTTAATACTATACGATTTGTTTCACCACCTACAAATGGATTAGCCTCTACTTCAATAGTGCTATTAGTAAAAGTTGTTGTTACAGGGGTTAATTCCAATGTAGTGCATAACTCATCATAAACGTCCGCTATTGTTATTGTTTCGTTTTCATAATCTAATGAAGTTTGGTATTTTTCGTCTAGGTGTTGCATTAATAAATCATAGCCAACAAATGAAGTCAGATTTTCAGTTTGTTCATCCTTAGGTTTCTCTACAATATAAGAACCCATGTCAATATATTCCGTAACCTCGGTTTCAACGTCTTCATCTTCTACTTCTTCGGTAACAGTATATTTAACTCCAACACTTGCATCAAACTCTCTATTTTCTATAGTGTCGTCTAAAGCATCTATTAAATTAGCATTAAACTTTTTAACGTATACACTACCAACTATATCTCCATCAACATAGCATCCACCATCTATAGTAAACTCTTGTATTTTATTGCTTTGATTTAATTCTAATGAGGGACTTGAAAACTCTATTTTTCCATATCGGTTTTCATAAGCATAATTTTTACACTCATTTATAAACTCTTCGCTTACCATATAACACCTACAATTCTATTAATGCTATTGATACTGGATTAAAGATTTCAACTAAAGCATTATTTACTCCCTCAGTTACTCGAACTGGATAAGCAGCCTGAGCAATTCTATCTCCTCTATAAGCACTTATTGTTTTCCAAGTATTAGTAAATGGATTTAAAAACTTTACTTCCATAGTAGGACGTAATTTAATTTGTGCAAAGAAATCAACTATTTCATCACGAGTTAATTGTCTAGTTACTAAATCAAGTCTATATTTAGTAGATATAACATTAAGTATCATTTTCCCGTCAGCAGTAGTAGTATCACGTCCACTATTCCTAGAAACGTCATACCAACCAACTTGAGAGTTGTTAGATAAATATTTAGATATATCTACGTTGTTTATTTTAACTTTAGATATTACTACAGATGGGCTTGCTAACTTATAAGTATAAACTCCTTGAGTATATTCTTGTATCATCATATCACCATCTTTCAATTTCCCTTTAAAAGAAAGTGCTACACTTTATCTATGCTGGTATGTTAATTGGACACACACCAGTTTGTTTAGTTTTTTGATTAATTTTATCTACGACTACTTCTTCGTTGCTATGAACATAAACGTCTACGTCAACCTTACTTGAGCCAGCATTTGTTTGACTCATAGCAGATAGAACACCAGTATAAACACCGCTTTGAATACCTTGAATTATTTGTTCGTTATTTGCAACGGCTGTCTTACCATTACTAAACTTACCAACTAACTCGTTATGGTTTGCAAAGAATAATCCGTCTTCTGGGAATCCTCCGTTAGCATATTGACTTACCCAAGTAACTGATAGTTTAGGTAATGTGGTTGGTAATCCAAGTGCCTCAAGTATAGACTTTAATGTTCCTGTTGTTTGTTTACCATTAGAAGACCATGATATTCTTGGTATCTTTGGTTTCCAAGATTCAATACTTGTTTTAAGACTTCCCATTTCGGTTTCAGTATTAGTTTTAAATGTAGAGATACCAGTCCAGCCAAGTAATGTTCTTCCTATGTCAGATAGCAATGTTGATAAACCAGTTTTAAAACCTTCAAATCCTGTTGTAATACCAGTATTTAGGTTTTCATTCCACTCTTCCATTTTCGTTTTTATTTCACCTGTTTCAGTATCTACATAACTAGCACTTTCGCCTAATTTTTCTTTTACGGTTGATAGAATAGAAGAATATTGTTCATCAGATTTTTGAATTGTTTCTTGTTTAGCAAGTTCAGCCGCATCTATCATTTTGTTATATTCGTCTTCATTAATTATTCCTGCTTGACGTAATTTTTCTGCTTGTAAAATAACATTGTCATATTGTTCTTCGGCCTCTTGAATTGCTTTCTCTTTTGTTTCTTTAGCACTCTTTATAATTGCAGATGCTCTTTCGAGTGTTAAAGCCTCCATGTTGTGATTTAAACGAGTAGTAATCTTAATGTATTCTTCCTCAGATTCAGTCATTATTTTAATGCCGTTATCCATCATAGTACTTCTAATTTCATCTATTTTGTCTAATTCATCTTGTCTTAATGCTCCTCCTCTTTCTGCAGCAGCAGCAATAATATCATTTATTTGTTTTTCGCCTTCTTCTACTGCTAATTTTTGTTCTTCATAAAAGCCTTTAATACTATCAACTATGTTTTTATAATCTTTTGCTCCCAACGCTTTTTCAAGTACTTTAAGATTACCAAGTTCGGCATTTTTATCAGCATCTAGTTCTTTGACTATTGTTTGTTTTATCATTTTAAGCAGATTTTTCATTATAGTTACGTCATCTTTAGATATAATCTTTCCTGTGAATTTCATTTCACCTACAATATTATCTAAAGTAATAAACTCATTAATTAAATCTGTTAATTTTTCTTGTGATATTTCACTAATAGTTTCATCAAATATTGCACCTTGTGTAATTACATTACTCATGCCATCTTGCATAGTTGCTAACATATCATTTATTGTGTTGAAATTAAATACTGCTCCTATTGGATTTAAACTCATTAATCCAAATAAAGTATTAAAATCTTCTATGCCTTCTGCTAATCCAGTTTTCTTATATTCGAAAGTATTTAATTCTTTTGCTCTTTCGTTTACGTCATACATTTCTGTTGCAATAAAGGCTAATGCTCCACCAGCAGCCACTAAATCAGTATATCCGACAGCAGATGCTATGCTTGCTAATCCTTTCCCTCCAGCCGCAGTACCAGCACCTTTTGCAGCACCTCCAGCCGCAGTACCAGCACCTTTTGCAGCACCTCCTGCCGCAGTTGAAAGTACAGCACTTCCAGTTTCTTCTACCGCCTTTTTTCCAAATATAGCCATGACCATGTCATATATTTTTTTGACACCAGTATATATAGTTCCACCAACTGCTAACGCACCTAATACAGTACCACCAGTTATATGGTCAAATTTGAAAGACGTTTCATCAGTTAACAAGTTAACTTCCTTTGTAAAACCAAGCCATTCCATGATTCTGTCTCGAATTGCAGTAGCCTTCATTTTTACTTGACCCATTAAATTATCATATCCTTTTAACGCATCAAGTAATCTTTGGTCTATACCACCATTTATTCCGCCACTTCCTGAACCACTTCCTGAACTGCTAGGAGTAGTCAAGTTATTTACTTCATCAAACTTTAATAATTGTCTCTTTAACTCTTTAGCAGATTTTGCCGCATTTCCTGCACTTGTAGAAATACCGTCATATATTTCTTCAGTACTTGCTAAACCGCTATTATAGTCCTTTGTATCTATTCCAAATAAATCGGCTAATGCTTTGGCTATTTCCTTAATAACCATTAGAATAGCATTGGCATAAGGAAGTATATTAGCATATAAGCCCATAAATAAATTACCTATAGCAACTTTAACTTCGGCTAACTGTTGTTTAAATATTTTTAATTGGTTAGCAGGAGATTCTATTGTATCAGCAAAGTCTCCCATAGCAGATTGAGCCTGCCTTAATGTCGCTATATAACGTAATATTTGTTTCTCACCCTGAGATAATTCGTTGACGGATTTTTCTATACCTAATTCAGCAAGCAATGGTTTCATCGTAGTCTGTGTAACGTCAATACCAAATCCACGTAAAGGTTTAGTCTGTCCAGCATATACACCACCACGCAAAGCCTCAGCAACAGTCTTTTCATTACGATTATATAAAGATGCTAAATCATAAGTTAGTTTAAGCATATTTTCTGACATTAATGAGGCATATTTTTCTTCTACACCTTGGTTAGTTGCCATAGCCTGAAACAAACCTTGATAACGTAATGTTTCAGTCATATTTGTTCCAAAAGCCTCGTTTAATTGGTTTTGGAATCTCATAGCATCTTGTCCTAATTCAGAAAAAGTCTTTTCTCCGTTTACAGTTATGTTTTTAAAAATAACATTAAATAAGTTTAATTCCTCCGCCCTATCAGATGCGGAATCTACAAACTCAAAAGCCTTAATTCCTATTCTTTTGATAGCAGCAAATGAAATTAACTTACCAAATGATTTATTTAAGTTATCTACACTTATTGATGCCTTCTTAGCAGAAGTATCAATTCCGTTTATTTGAGAAGATACAGAAGATACGTTTTTAATGGTTTTACTAATGTCCTTTAGTGAGCCATCAATTCCAGTTATTTCACTAGCAACTTCTTTTAATACTTTTAAAGTTTCTTCACCAGTTGTTTTTAGTTGTAATTCTAAACTTTGTGTATCATCCATTATTGTTTTCACCACCTTCTCCCTTTTGATTTGGTAATGCCTCTTCTTCTTTGCCCTTTATCTTTTGCATTTCCGAAATACGATTTTTAATTTGTATTTCTAACTTCTTTTGTTGTTTCTTATACTCTTCTTCTTCCTCTTTTTGTGATAAAATATAAGGCTTGTCGGAATAAGTAAGTTTTTTTCCTTTTCCAAAAGAATTAAACAATGCTACAGATACAGCCTCATGGAAATATAATCCCTGTAACCATAATTGGAAGTTTAAAGCCTCTTGCTCATTTTTCATATTATTATAATAAGAAAAACGGTATGCCCAGAACAGGTCTGGGTTATCTTCCCAAAACTCTTTTACAGACATACCGTATGTTATCGCCAAAGGTAATAAATCATAAAACCAATCTGTTAAGTTTTTATATTTCTTGCCTTCTTCTTCTATTGTTCGATTATCTCTAATTCCTCTTCCTCCGTCTTCTCGGAGTTTGTATCTGCTAGGGCATTGAAAAAAGCCGTGTATTCGTCTAGTGCAAACTTAACTACTTTAGCAGTCATTTTTGCACCATGTTCTTCAGTATACGTATCCATTAGTTTTAATGCTAATTTTGGATTTACTGTATTACCATAGTTTTTTACGAATAAAGATTGCCATAACATTTCCCTATAAGTTAGAGGTTTAATAGTTAGTTGTTCTATATCAAAACCAACTGACTCTAACCATTTAATCGAATCTCTGTTATATTCAAGAATGTATTCTTCATCCTTGATTTTTAATTTCAATTTTCGCATCGTTAATTTCCCTCTCTTTTATTTCCTAGTTACTTGCACTTATTTTAGCAGCAACTTGTGTTGAGTTTAGATAAGTTCCTGCAACACTTGGTGTTGTATGAATAGTACATTCCATAACTCCACCAACTGATTCTTCATTAATCCAAGTTTGACATACACCTTTGTATTCAAATCCTGCTCCGTCTGGGAACTTGATAAGAATATCTTTTACTGTATTATCACATACTGCTTGAACTGCTGTTAAGTTATCTTGTGAATAGTTATAAGTGAAGTCCATATCTCCTGTATCAGGACGGTCTGGAATATATACTTTAACTGGGTCACTTGAAGTAGTTGTTTCTACGTTTCCACCTGCTTGTCCTGTTGCAGGCATACCTTTAACTGCTACTAATTTTGCATAAGGATATTTTGCATCTGTTGATGCTTTTACTCTTAGTTCAATACCTAAGTCTATCATTAATAATCACCTCTCATATTTTTTCCCTTTTTAGAAGTGCTTATCTCAAAGTTGGATATATTACTAAATTGTCATTTCCATATTTAGTATCTAATACTCCAGTTAATCGAATTAATGTCCTGTGAACATTTGTATCCATGTTAGGAGCATCATGATTTACTCTTACTGTAAAATGATATGTTTCTTTTATATAATCAACTATTATTTCACACAAATTGTCGCAAACCATTTTTTTAGATACTTTTTTATGTATAACAGTTGATTGGCTATTTTCAGTAACAACTTCCTCAACTGTTGTATCTACGGCATATATATCAATTTCTATACCAAAAGAATAAGTTTCTTCACCATAGTTTAGATTGTTATATCTATTGGATACAGAAAGTAGTCTAACAGGTATTATAGGAAATACTTTGCTGTCTTCAGGATTAATTTTAACTACTTTAGCAGAATAATTGTTGTGTGCCTCTACATACTCTTTAAAAGCAGGATAGAACACACTATCAAATATATTTTCTACTACCATACTTAATCACTCCTTTAATATAAATTGCCAATATTTTTTCGCAATTCGATTTCAACATAGTCTCCTATTTCATTTTTCATACTTTCGTAAGCATCATAAAACATTCTTCTGCTAGGCAAACCAGCAGTCCAACCTCTTAATTGACCGTCTTTTCCAATTCTTTTTATTGGATTAGGGTCATTATCAGTTGTTGGATACCACCAGCCTTGTTCGCCATGTCCGTTTATATCATATTCCCAGCCATCCGCTTTGGGATGAGGTTTATTTTGTCCTTTTACTCCTGTCCCCATTTCGTTGAATATTAGTACCATATCGTTAGTCCATACTCGCCCAATGTTTTTTGAATCATCGTACTCCCAATGGATTTCACTCGTATGATTACTTATTCCGTTTTCGTAACAGTTTTGAAGGACTTTATTATACATAGCCTCGGTGGCTGATTTTATTGAATCATGCACACCTTTTTGATAATTACTTTCGAACTCTCGAAGTAATTTTATTGCTTGCTTTAGACTGTTCCTTGATAGTTCCGCTGTTATCTTTGTTTTCATTTTCTTCCTTTACTAAAACATAGCCCGCTTTTATGAAAGCCTCTTTATCTTCCTCCGTAAAAACTACTACACCATTACTGAACTTATACATAAAACACCTACTCTCCTACTATCTTTTGCATATAGATTATTATTACTGAATTACCAACTCTAGGAGGCAATAATACATAATTGGCTTTGTCACCATTATTGTATTCTCCTTCAGGAGTTGTCCCATATAAATATGCTACGTCAAACTCTTTAAACATTCCGTCATACGAAATTGGTATTACCATTCTTTGAGTTATACTCGCTTTTTCACCAAACTCAACCATTTCAGCATTAGATTTAACTCCTCTATAATTAAAGGAATATTCTACGGGAGTAGCATAAGTACTTACTTCATTACCCTCATCATCTAACTCTGTTCCAATCTTGCTGGCTATATATAACTTTTTAGCCCAAGTTTCAGGATTCGCCTTTACTGGTATCATTTTGGAACACCAGCCTTAGGAATTAATTCGTCTAATAACGACTTAGAAATTAATCCACTTAGATAAGACACAGATATACCATTTTCAGTATACATTTGAACATTAGTGTTATCTTTCTTATTGTATAGTTCGATTGCACACCTTACTAACCACATATCCATTCTCCATGTGCTAGGAAGTTCTGCGTTTGGGTCAAATGGATAAAGTGTATCTAATGCGATGCTTTTAGCATCGTCTAACATTGAATATAATAAATCGTCTTGCGAATCATCATCAGATGCTCCAAGAATAGATATTCTCATTTTTATTATTTTCTCACTATCACTCATTATTTACACTTCCTTATCTCCATTATTACTATTAAACCTTTACTTAATAATTCCCTAGCACGTTGATAATCTAAGTAGCGAACTGTACCAGCGGTAAAGTATGTGTCCTCTACAATATCTCTATAATATTGAGTAACTCTTACTTTAATATTTTTTTCCATAACTCGTAAACTCCCTTCTGCTTATAATCAACATTTTTAGGAATCTTATTAACTATTTTATCAATATCTTTCTTAGTAAGTTTCATATCGAATGGTAGTATATAACCATTTTCTCCGTCCTTAATGTCTAATACGGCATTAGGAAACGGTGTTACCAAGACGGGAACGTGTTGTTGCAAAGCCTCGTACATTGTCAGGCAAAACGACTCTGTATCAGAGCATTGAGCGACATAATCGTAAGCCTTCATAACTCGTTGACCGTCTCGTATAGGGTCATGAATTATCAAGTTTTTATAGTTAACGTAATTAAGCGGATTAGTTCCAAATACGTCTATTACATAAGTATATCCATATTTTTCAAACAAATCGCACAAAGTACAGTATCTAGCATAACCTTTTTCTTCAGTTAATCTACTAAATACTACTATTTTTATTTGATAATCTTCATCATCCAATATATTTGGTATAACTACACTATCCTTATTAAACTCTCTAATAAAAGATTGCCTAGCACATTCGCTAACTGCTATGTATTTAGTATTAGGGTCTTTTTCTCGAAACTTCCAATCCCAAAACTTTTTCATAGCCGTCCAATCGGAATGTATCATTTGATATATTTCTTTATACCTTATTTGGCTGAAGTATTCATCATCAACCAAAACACTCGTTATAATACAAATATCACACTCTATTGGGGAAGTAAGTTCAATAACTACGTTAACGTATTTACTAAGAACGATAGCATTTTCAAAACTTATTTCACGGCATACAAGTGTCATATCATATTCATCACCAAACCTCTTACAGAAGTTTCGTAGAAATGTTTCAATTCCACCTATTTCGTTGTAATAATGTTGTAATAATACTATTTTTTTCTTTTCCATCTTACTTCTCCCTTTGAATATGATTTATTTACTAAGCACTAACTGTCTTAACTTTGATACCATCTGGTTTAGTGAATGTAGTACTTAAACCAGTAATCTTTCCATGATACCATTCTGGTCCATGGTCAAGACCGATTTGTCCAAAGATTTGATATTTAACACTTGCACCATCTTTAGCAAGTTCTTCTCTAAAGAAGTTACCTTTTCCTGGAACTGGTTGTTCAACTGGTCCACAAACTGATGGATTATAGATTAATGCTGTTCCGTCAGGTATAAACTCACCTAAACCGAAGTGTAATACGCAACCGATAGGTAATAGAATATCTCTTACCATAATACCATAAGCATTAGCATAAGGTTCTCCAACTTTCATACCCATTTCTATTGCATTACCATGTAATTGTAATAGGTTAGTAGCGTTTACTAGCATTAGTAAGTTAGAAATGTCTCCACCTGATTCTTTAATTTCAGTTACTAAGTCATTAACTAACCATAAGTCTAATGCAGCACCACTAGCAGCAATTACGTTACTTGTAATAGCAGCAAGAATACCACGAGTCTTATTTACTTGGCTATCACTAGCAGCCTTGTTATAAGTACCTTGGATGAAAGTTTTTTCAATACTTCTCTTAATTTTGTTCATTTTTGCGTTAGTTTGGAAATCTAACTCGTTTGTAGGATTTTCAACTTGTCCTGCAATATTTACTCCACCTAAAGTTGCCATATTAGATTGTTTTGCATAACTAACTGCAACAGTTTCATGGAATATTTGTGTTACGTTACTTAATTGAGTTCTAGTTACGTAAGTAGCATCTGGAGCAGTTAATGATGCAGTTTCACTAATATTAGGGATTGCACCTTCTTCACTCGTATAATATTGACCACAAACGAACTCAACTGAGTTAGTATATTTTACCCTTCCAGAAATTGAATTAAGGAATGGCGTATCAGTATTTGCTTTATTGTAAAGTAAACCTGAATAGTTAGGAACTAAAAATGATTGTACTGTTCCTGTGTTCATTAAAATCACCTCTCAAAATATTTTTTTCCCTTTGAAAAGTGCTAACAATTAAATCCCTGTTTTATGCTCTTCTTGATATATTTGACTAATTAACTCAGTTTGTTTCATGCTATCTTTATTTTTGATAGCCTCTTCTAAGTCTTTCTTTAACATATCAACTTTACTTAATGAAGACGAACTGTCTAATCCACCGATTGGTTTAGGAGTGTCGTTCAACAACTTTGTAGTTGTTTCTTTAGCAGTTTGGTCTTTAGTCTTATTGATTAAAGATATAAAACTATTTGCTAGTTTAAGAGATTTATCATAATCTTCGCTAACAATAGTTGCTAGTGTTTCTTTCAATTCAGTATCTTCGTCTTTGATTTCAATACCGTTTTGAAGTAACAACTTTTGTACCGCTAAATCGCTTTTAGCAATAGCATTTTGCTTTATTTGCTCTTCAAACTGTTTCCTTTCACTCTCTCTTTTTTCATCATCAGTCATTTTAGACTTTTTGAAATCTTCATACTCGGTTTGCAAAGCCGATAATTCAGATTCCGTATTCTTTAGACGACTACTAAGGTCATTATACTTATCTTTAGGGATAACCAATTTGGCTAACTCTTTTTTGATAGCATCTACCCTTTCCTCATCCGTAGTGTAAGTTTCATTACTTAACACCTGTTGAATTGCCTCTTCCATTAATTTTTCCTCCCACTCTTACGCTTTTATAGTTGCCTCGTTCCAACTTATTAGAGTGTCATAGATTTTATGCTCTCTATGATGAGCAGATTTAATGCTTTTATAAGCACCATAGAATAGATATATTGGCAGATTCATAGGGATTCGAACCCTAATCAATGGTTTTGGAGACCATAATCCTTTCCTGTTAAACGATAAACCCATTTATTTATATATCTACTCTATGCTACCTATAAAAATAGATAGCGTATTAATGACTTTTACCTAAACAGAACAAGAAGAAGTTCTAGTGCTTTTATAAGCACCACACAATAGATATAACTACGTTGACTTTACTCTTTGCTGGTTATCGCTACCACCAAACAAAAATACGGTATGCAGTAGCAGTTTGCATTGTCAATCTCACCATTATTATTCATATCTACTGTGTGCCACCTATAAAGGCGACACATAAGGAAAGAAAAAGTTGATATTAGTCTGTTTTTCTTTGTTTATTGGACAGGAGTAAAAGTATTTACCTTTCACTCCCGATATGGGGGGAGTTATTCATCCCCATTTGAAGTTTCCTCTCCTTCTTTAGGAGGGTTGTCTCCACTATCTAAAGAAGACTGTTCATCATTCTTCTTTTCCCTAAGTTGTTTGTTAGCCTCACCTACAAATAACTTAATCCAATTATCAACTCCTCCATAGAAAGCCATTGATTTGTTATAAGCCTCGTTAGTGTCACTATATAAGCCTGTAGTAGCCATAGCAACGTCAGGTGAAACTCCACTATTAATTTGATTCATCAATCCTTGAGACTTAACTAGGAAGTTATCACTCTTATTACGAGTAAACTTTTGTTCAACTTGTTTCAAAGTTAATGAATTAATATCACTCCAAGGTGATAAAGTACATATTCTTAAAATTAACTCTAACTCTGGTTTAGCACAGCGTTTAAACTGCATTTCGTCTTGTTTAGCACGTTCATCCGCCATAGTCCAACCTTCTGATAACATACGGGCTTGACCAGTATCTCCACCAGACGTTCTTTCGTTACTTTTAGGAATACCAATTATTTGTAAAGCAGTATTTAATAACCTATCATGTAATATCTTAGTATTACCATGGTCTATGTTATTAGATAGCAACTTTAAGTCAGCAGGTCTTGATGGGTCGCTAGTAGCAATTTTTACAGCACCTAAATCAAGTAAACTAGCATAATCCTCAGCATCTATATCTTGGTTTACAAATACTAAGATACTTTGAATAAATTGCTCTAATCCATCAATTTCATCAGAAGTAATTCGGTTTATTTGATTTAACAAATCCATAATTACTTCAATAATACCTAACCTAGATTTATTTAAACAATATTCAAATATCGGTATATCACCTAATATATGATTTTGTTTAAACACTACATTAAACTCCGAACTTACTGAATCCTTATTAACTTCGTAATAAGCGTTTTTAGTATATATACTACCTCTTAAATTGCTATCTTTAACACCTATTGTATAAGTGAAAGCAAACAATCTTTCGTGAGGTAAGAAACTAGAATATACTACAAACGTATTTTTACTATCTAAGTTTTCAATATCGAACGGACTATCATAATCAGAACTAGGAAGTACTATTCTGTGTCCTATTCCTGATACATATATACTTTCAGCCAATTCAGTATCTTTAGGATACTTGTCTTTGGCTAACATATAACTATTTAAGGTTGAAACCTCTTCGTTAGCAACGTCTCCACGTTGAACGTACTGAATAGGCTCACCAAATACATAACTTTTCTTAAACTCTGTTACGAAATACGCATTATTTTCTACAACCGTGTTATTAATGGTAGGTCTTACTTCTTTTTTCTTACCAATAATAGGTTGATAACCTCTATAATACTTTTCTAAATAATCAATTTCACTTGCATTTTGAACATGAATATTAAAAACGTCATTTAAAATCTTCTTAATCGTCTCAGTATTCATTTCGTCAGCATGAAAATCCGCATAAATTACTTTTCTACCATATAATCTTAATTCGGCAGGAGCAATCATTACAGGATTTTGTACCCTGTCTGTTGGTCTACTTGGAGTAGAAACAGGAGTTTCATTGTTATTTTCAACATTTTGATTAACATTTTCAACATTGTTTTCGTCCATACTATCACCCATTCCGTCCCCTAATAGAATTGGGAACATAACTATATAAATACGGTTATGCTCCCGTGTAGCACTAAGCAAACTGCAAAGGGAAATCACGTTTGCTCACTTCTTATCTACCACGGATTTAAAAAATATTCTATTTTTTAGGTCTAAAAATCCAATGACTTTTTACCTTTTTATTAAAATATTCTTTGCACAGCCTTCGGTTTTTGTAAAATACTTCGCCCAACAACGATTTCGGAGTTATACATAGCAGCACCATCTGGCCCGTCATCAAACTTGTTAGGATAATCAAAAGAATACTTCGTTATATTATCCATTAATCTACCAATATCAGTATTTGCTTTAACAATAGACTTGTCTTTAAAGATAATATTTTTTTGGATTCCACCTAAATTGTTTTTTATACGTTCTTCCTTCTTTTTGGTGTTGTATAATTCAACAATTTTGCAAGTATACCAACCACGTTCACTAAGTTTTCCTTCTAATAAAGGTTTTAATGAAACGTCTATATTATTTTCTATTACTAAAGTCGTAATATTATTGTCAATTACTTTATTTATTATGTCGTTATATAACTCTTCCATGGGTTTCTTACTAAATATACAATCCCACAAAAAATGCTTACCACAGCCATCAGGTTTGCAAATAAACATGTTTAAGTTGTCTTTTCCCCTTCTTTTAGTATCCATTACCGCCATACAGTAAGGTTCTAAGTTCTCAGGAGGCTCAATATAAGTAGATAAGTTCTCCCAAGCCAACTCTCGTCCAGTAGGAGCGATAGGGTCTTGTTGGTAAACACAACTAAACAAGAACGGGTCAGTAGTATCTCTTATTTGCTCGGCTATTTCCTGAGGATAAACCTCAGAACACGTAGTTTTTCCTTCTGCATCAAACAAAGGTACTCTTATAACAATAGTGTCCTCGTTTCTCATCACATAAGGATTATCCGTCTCTCTAAGAGGACTTATCTTGTTTCTATCTTCAATTATTCGGTTAAGTATATCTTCAGGAGTCCATTGTGTTCCTACAAATAAGAACTTGCATCGTTCTCCGTCACGTCTATTCCACCATTCGGTGTTCCATTTATCATAAACACCACGGTGAACACTATCACTATTAGCCTCTTCTGCTCCTTTAGTCATATCATCAAAGATAATAGCAAAGTTCGCACGTTCACCAGTAGTAGCACCACTTCTCGTTCTCGAAATTAAGTTAGATTTAGGAACATTAGCATTTTTAATCTTCCAATCCGACTCTCTTTCAACTTCAAATGGTTTGCCACCATATCTTTGATAATTAGTAAATATCTCACAAAAAGCAGGACTACATAAGATTCCTTTAACCGTTCTCGAGAAACCTAATACTAACTCATCAGAATAACTCATACGAATAATCGAGTTATCTATACTCATACCGAAAGCCCAAGCCTCCCATAAAGTCGCAATATAACTCTTTCCTAAACTTGGTGGGTAGCATACAATTACATAATGAAGTCTTGGATTAAAGGCTAATTCTTGTAAAGCATCAATATAAGGTTTTAATACCTCTCGTCTATTAGCCAAAACCTTCCTAGGCTGCTCCCATTCTATGTAATCTACAAAACACTCAAAATCTCGTCTCGCACAAATGCTGTATACTCGTCTATAATAATCAAAAAAGAGAGCCATATTATTTATGCTCCCTTTATTAATTAAATTATATAAGGCAGGAATCAATTTTTTCTTTGCTACCCCTATTGACTCCATATCTTCCTGATTATACCACATTTCTAGCACATTTAAGGCGGTCTCAGACCATTCGAGTTTCTCTTCCTCGGACAATCTATCACTTCGAAGAGCCTCACAAACGCCTAAAAACGTATCTTTTAGAGTATTTTGTTTAGGTTTTAATTCTATCTTGTCCCCTACCTTTAACATACACTACTCCTCTACTTTTTCTAATATTTTATCTTGCATCATATCAAACAACGTATTATCTACAGGAAACTTTTGAGGTTGTTCCCCAATGTTTACAGTTTTAAACTCTATTTTTCGTGTTTTAGTGTCTATTTCATATTCAACCCATACATAAAGTTTATTTTTATCATAATAAATTGTTTTTACATATAACGGTAAATAATTATATCTTTTAAAACCATATCTCGATAAATATTTTAAGTCATAATTATCAATTACTTTTAGCATAACTACTCCTTAGGTAATTTTATAATTATAGGTTTACCGTTTTGAAAACTACTTAAAATTATCTCGTCAAGTTCTTTTTTTACGTCCATAGCACGAGCATCAGTTTCATACTCCCCTACCACCATTCGAGAGTCATTAACAATTACGTTCTTTAATTGTTTATCTTGGAAGTAATCAATTTCCTTCTCTAAATATTTAAGTATTTTATCTAATAATTGTTTTTTAGGTATTTCCTCGTTTTTTAAAACTCTCTCAATGTTCTCTCTATAACTTGTTCCCATAGTGCTAATAAAAGTATCTTCGTCTATGTGTTTCTCCTTTAATACTTCCTTAATCTTATCTCCCCAAATGTTTCTAGGTTGTCTAACACCAATAGAAATACCATTTACGAACCAAGTATCGTTCTCACTTTGACTTACTAATAATATCTTTCCCATATTTCCTCCCATCATACTTTTCTAAGTCTCTCAATCGTCTCTCTTAACTCGTCTTTTCCCTCCTTAGTTATCGGAGGTAAAACCATATTAACTAAAGTTCCCTCCTTTAAACCTAAAGCCTTCTCCCACTTCGCAAGTATCTTAGGTCTAAAAGCAAAGTCACCGTTTAAATAATAACTTAAAACATTTTTCGTAGTACGAGATTCACCCAACTTCGCCTCAATCTTATTAATTTCCTCACAAAGTCTCACTCTCGTCCAGCCTTTCTTCTCTAAAATTAACTTAATATAATCAGAAACATTAATCATATCTCTTAATCACCTTCAAAGTTCTCGATTTCCCATTAACCGAAGTAACATAGCCTTTATCGGTTAAAATAACAACCTTCTTATAAGCAGTATTAATGTCACAACTTAATTCAGCGGCTAATTCCTGATAAGTAGGGCTATATCCGTGTTCGTTAATGTAATTATCTATGCACTCTAAAGTAATTCTTTGTTTAATAGTTAATCCTTCTCGCATCTTCCTCTCCTAAAATCCAACATAAAGTCGCAATCTCATCCCTCTGTTTAACATTATTCTTTAAAATATACTTAATTCTATTTCGCATATCTTCATCAGAAACTCTTCGGGTGTTTCGATTGTTCTCCCAAAAATCATATAAATACTTGTAATCTTTATAAAGACGATATAGGTAATTAGGATGAACTAAATCTATAGCCCTCATTTCACTTATAGTAGGCATTATTTATCACTCCTCAACGTCTTCTCGTAATTTTCTCGATAAATCGTATCTTTAAACAACTCATATAAAGATAAATTAACTTTTTTTCCTAAATGAACGACATAAGGATTGACGAAATAAGCAGCCTCACGACCCTCTCTCACAACCTTAATAACGTCATCATTAATTAAACCTCTTAATTGACGATTAATAGTAGCATTAGAAACACCACAAGCCTTAGATAAGTTTCTTCGATTAACACTAACACCATTTTTATACATTAACCGACCACTATAATATCCAATTAATTTAATCATTTTAGCAAACACGGGGTATTTATCAATTATATCTCCAAACACTACATAATTGACCTTCGCAAATCGCATCTTAATCTCGACTAACTTATCTACTCCTTCTAAGTTCTTCTTGCGAAGTATTCTATCTCCCGCCTCAACCTCAAATAAATTATCTATATTGCCTACATTACGAACTATTACACCGTCACTATCGACAATATAACCCGATTTATCCATAAAACCACCTTAATTAGTATCATTCTTGATAGCACGTTCTCGGTTTTTCATTAAAACTATATATCAACTTCGATACATTTCGCTACCCCACTTTTATCTATATATATCAACATTCTTAACTACTTTTTATTAAAAATATATCTTCTATCTAATTTCTAGTATTCCTTCAGTATTACTAGGTATCGGAGATACCGATTTGTAGAAAGTTAAAAAATCTCAAACGCACTTCTACAGGACACTACGACAAAACCCTCGGTATCTCTTGTGCCTAAGCACCCTAGTAATCGTCAACTTGTGACTAGAAAGGAGGAATGAATGTCGAGCATTACCACACACGTTAAGAGGAGGTGATGGAACTTTTCTGCTCTAGGTTCTATTCATTCCGTCTTCACTATATCATATCATTTACTCTCATTTCACTCTCATTTCGAAAAAAAAGTGTAACTTTATTGGAGTTTCCAGTACTTCCCGTCCGTAAACAGGCTCTTTTGATTATGCGATACCCTTGAGTGGGTTGAGTAAAATGCGAATGAAGTCTTTTGATTTTTTTGTATGTTTGAGTATAATGCCACTCGACTCTTTTGTTATTTTTGGTATGTTTGAGGGGGTAAAATATAGGGGGGTGTCGCTCTCTATATAGGGGACGGGGTATTACTGACGACCGTTTACAATACAAGAAAACAAGAAAAGACAACACAAAAACAACAATATTTTATTATCAATTTATAGATTAATTTTTTTATAAAAATAAAATAATATATTATAAAAGCATCATTATATTTTTTGATTTATAGACAAGCAAAAACTTTTTTAACCTTCCACCAAAAACACAGGCACAACACAACACACAACACCAAGAAAACAAGACATAATAACATGATAAACTATAGACAACTAAAAGCCGATACAACCTAAAGACAAATAACAGGTATTAAAGAATAAGGATTCTAAAA